CGCTAAGATCCTACTTGAGCAGGTACTTGATTGCGCTTCCGTTCAGGTAAATATGCTGTGTGGTCCTGGTGTATACATGGAGAAGAAATGACCATCATCACACTGGAAGAGTTAGTGGAACAATACGCCAGTGACATTGCCGCCATTGGTGGTGATTTTACGATTAACGATATTAAACGAGCGTATGCCACCGGATATCAGATAGGCGAACTAATGACGATGTTGCGACCTTTTGAGGACATTCAAAGTGACAAAGAAAATTAACTTAGACGAAATTATCATTAAGCAGTTCCCGACTACTCTTTTTACAGGAATAAGTAATGAAGTGTTAGTCCGAGGCGACGAGGTATTACTCCAAGCATATCGAGCTTATTCCTTAGGCTTCAAAGAAGGCTACGGACTATGGCACCCGGGTGATATGATTGAGATGGGAACAACTCCCACACTTGGAGAAAAACTAAATGCCGCTCAACAAAAAAGGTCTGAAGATTCGTAGTGCAATGGAAAAGTTTTATGGCAAAAAACAGGGGGATTCCGTGTTTTATGCCAGCGAAAATAAAGGCACCATTAAAGGTGTGACTAAGAAAAAGAAGAAATGAACCACGACATCCCACCGCTAAAAGTACTCGTTCATAATCGCAATCTTACACAGGACAGCGAGGCTGACGGATACGAGGTGGGATATGCGTTCGCTATTCAAAGCTGGAAGGGCAGGGCGCTGCAATTTCATGTGCTTTTCCAATCTGGCGCACACTTTCGCCACGTTCCACTACATTGGCTTATACATATGCTAGAGCCCTCCCAGTTGCACGATTTAGAGTTGTTGCAACTATGGGATTGCTTTAGCTTTAAGCCCGTGGTGACCGTTTTTGACTTCCTGCGAGATTATTCCTGCGATGCAATTCTCAGAGACAAACAAAGTGTTGAAGCCAAATATTGGTTTACGATTGATTGGCTTCCTGACAGCGACGAGCGTTCTGGCCTCCTGCTCCACCCAGACCAAAACAAGTGCGCCCACGTTGTCTTGCTGGGGAACGGACAGGTCGCCTGTTTGCCTACAAATCGGCTTGCGTTCAAGGACGCCTACTTTATCGGTAACAAACCAAACCCAGGGACAAAAGGATATACAACAATCGACACAGTTTGGACCTCAGAGAACTGTGAGCAATGGTCAGTAACTAACACTGACAAAACCTTTTACTAAGTGCCTACGCACATAGCTCACAGTATACTGCGCTCATGCTTGAGCCAGACAAACGCCAAGAACTTCGTCTTCCTGCTATCCCTCAAACTCCCATACGCTTTGCCTCTAGGTCTGAGTATGCCTGTGGGATGATGCTTGAAAAGTATGTGCCAAACTTTGAGCTAAAGAACGGGTCAACCTTCCAGGTGGGCGTTGGCTACAACAAGACCATAGACTTTTATGTAAATGGAACATTTGTTGAATATCATCCAATTAACCTAGCTCATGAGTTTGACAACCGAACTGCTTTACGAAAGTTCTTTGAAGCGATGCGCCACGTCAAATCTCACGCCAAAGACATAATCATAAATGCCGTAAAAGATGAACTGGCAGAGAAATACTACCGAAGACGTAAGTTTCTGGTTACTATGGCAGCAGGAAAGGATACCGAACTAATTGTATCGGGCAATCCTCAAGACTTTTATCGTGATGTACTTAAACGTTTTGGAGTAAATGTTCCCAAAGAACGAGAGGCTTTAATTGAATTCCAAACGCTTTGCAGGGAAAAGCAACTTTAAGCATGGTCCAGAAGAACTGGAGATGTTTGCGTTCTTCGATTACTGCCGATGCATGGAGTCTCAAAGTCCTGCGTACGCCTTAGCATTCCACGTTCCAAACGAGCGTAGGGCCTCTATACCGCGTCGGGTTGCACTTAAACGTGCAGGGGTAAGGAAAGGTATACCCGACATAGTTGTTCCAGTGGCGAACGACAAATACTCTGGCCTCTACATCGAAATGAAGGTTAAGCCAAACAAGGCATCGCCAGAACAAATGGCAATACTGAGACAACTAAACTCAGTTGGAAACTACGCTGTACTCTGCTGGTCTGCTCAAGATGCAATCGAAATCATAAACAAGTACATATCAAACAAGTTATGAAACGAGTCATGATTTTCTCAGAACAAGACTTGGCATCAAACGAAACCCCAGAGCGTAATTTGTGGTTCGCAGTTATTGAACGAGCATTAAAAGACTACTGCTTTTTTTTCGATAAACTGGGAAGTAGTGGCACTGGCAACCTAATCCCCTACGAGATTTTTGATAGCGATAGAAAAAACCAGTTCAACATAAAAGCTATATATGAGTTTAATAGGTTACGCTGGTTTATATTCACTAAAGAACCAGAGCCATTTAACTTAGAATATCTAGCAGAACAGTTATACGATGATGGTCCTGGGGCAGCCTCAAGTATTCGTAAGGAAGCTAAAGAACAATTTAAGCTCCACTTTGATCAAGCAGATAAGAAAGGCCGCTTTCAAGCAGTACTACATTACATTAAAGAAAACACGAACGTTGAACGCAGCGTTTCAGCTACTCAAATCAGTAGACTAAGATACAAACGTCACAGACTTATTTAGAACTTCTTTTTGCTTTTGATCGACCAAACCTGCGACACGCCATAAAGAATAGCGCCAGATACAACAGGAGTAGCGGCTTCTGCTAACTGATGTGATTCAGCTTCAGATACGCCAACAGTCAAAAGACTACCAGCAACAAGCGTGAGAAGGTGACGAATTATTGAGGCGATAACAATTTCCATGCGATGTTTCCTGCGTCAGTAATCTTAGACAAAGACGAATCGCAACGACGCTCAGAGGGGATTGTGAAGCGTGTGGGGTGTATCGTGCGTGTAGATTCTTTCACGTCGCTGCAATTCATCCACGACGACCAGTACATCCGTAGGTCGCACTGCTTAGTTTTCCGATAATAACGCCTTATGTCAACATCATTATATAACTCCTCGCCGTCCAGGTCTGCGATACATGGGGCTGAAAGTCCTGGATCGCTTCCATGTCGTTCACACACCGTTCCTGGTAAGCAACTTCCTTTAAGTGGATTGTCCACAGGTATACAAGCAGGCAGAGCAGCAGATACAGCACTAAGCATAATTTCCCTAGCTGGTCCATAAAGGTCACATTCCAAACAAGGTGATACGTAGCAAGTTAGTTGCCCCTTAGAGGCCTCTACCTGTCTCTTAAACTGCTCTAGGACACGATTAAACTTACGCCTTACGTCAGACCTTGGCTTAAGCATCTTGCGGCTGGCAGAGGCTATAGACTGCTTATAAAGCACATCAGACTTTTCGCACCTGTTATTCCTCATGCAAGGCGAGTTGATTAGGTGTACCCGAATAGTCTTTTCTTTCTCGCTCTTTAATACGGTATCTGCACATTGGCAGCGGCTTCCAAATGACTCAGCCAGCCAGCCAGTAACTATTGGTCTACCTTTCCAGGTCTGCATAAGAGCATCGCAGTCCCACGAATGGTTACACAAACCTATATAACTAACTCCTTGAGCTTGCGCTGTAGCCATGAATGCTAACAGCACAACTAGGATTCTCATTTCTCAAGTATCCTGTCGATCTTCTGCTCAATGCGTTGTAGACGGTCTTTAATACTGCCCATCTCACTCTGCATTACTTCAACGTGCATCGTAAGCTGGTACTTGCTTTGCTCTAGCTCTTTAAGCGAGTTCTTAACTTGTCGGTAGTCCATACCAACTAATGAAATGACAATGCCAATCGCTCCTTTGATCAGCAAGTCCAACCAATACCGCAATTCAGTTACATCACCATCCGTCATAAATCTCTAGCTCTGCTTGTTCTACGCCAATCATTGAAGTCATAAAATTAGCAAACGCAGCACGACTAGAGATCACAGCCATTTCCGTGCCAAGCGTTCCATACATCAAGCCAAGCAAGATGCATCCATGAGTATCCTCTTTAGTGTTGCCAGCATGAATGAGGATATGACTGCGCTCAGGTACATCACATACCTGATAGACCCTACCAAACTTTGGAGAATCGTGAAGACGGATTTTATATTTACCAGAAGGAATGCAACTGATCTGCTTTTCGTTATCAAACCAACGGTCCTCAAGCGTAACAAACATAGGACGAGCATCAAGACATAATACGCCAAGAGTAGCGTCTTTATATTCTGATACTCGTACTAGCTTTAGCTTCATACTGGTGGCGTAGGAAATACAATCAGCTTGGGATCGTCGGTCTGTTGCATCATATCACGAAGTTGTTGGCGATAAACTGCCCAGTCCCATTTGCTGACAAGATCAAGGTCTGGCATCTGAGTCCAATCACTATCCCTTAACTGTTTGTTTCTCCATTCTCGAACAACAATAGCAATCTGCTCATCTGATGCTGTTTTAGGATCTAGGTTAAATGGAAATACGTCTACGTAATTCATAATTATCCAATCTCGTAAGAAGCGTTAATTATTAAATTTTTAGCGCCAGTTAAGATTTGAGCTTGTGCTTTGTCGTAGCATCTGAAAATACCACTTCCAATTACGTTACCAATCAAGCCAAGTCCAATTTCCAAATTAGCGCCAGTGCTAATAGCAACATTTACGCCTTGATTAGCTGAAGCAGGTCTAATTGGGCAAGATACATCAATATATGCCGCACTTGCTGTATTCTGTGTCCAAGTTACATAGATTTGAACTGAACAAGTATTTTTAACTCTAATAAATTTTGCAATGTTAAAAACAACGCTGCTTGCAGTTCCGTTTTGTGGAGTTAGCGTTGAAGTATATGTTGTCCAGTATTGAGATGCTTGAGAGATAACGAAAAAGCCATCGACGTACACCAATTCCAAGAAACGTCCACTTCCATTAAACCATGATCCAATCGTCGGACTTTGACCTTCCTGTTCAATAATTGGAATAGCTCCAATTCCATTTACATTCAACGTGTGAGAAGTCCATATTTGTCCAGTACTAGCCGTGTTCGGTTTCATGCGAAACTTTTGGCCAGCAGCATACGAAGTAATCGCTGGAGTAGCTGTAGCAGTCATTGCTGTAGCAGTGCCGCCTGTAGTGCCAAGCCAGATATAAGATCCATCTTGCACCTGTCCAACCTGTGCAGCGTCAGTACGAGCAGTTGCAGCAGCAACATTGGTAAGGCGATTGCTTCCAATGTTAAGATTGCCAGTAGCAGCGTTACTGCCGTCTTTGTTTAAGCACGAGTTGATGCCGTTCATGAAGTCGTCATCTTGCGTGTCATGACGACCTGCTTCTATGCCGATGCCTAGCGAAGCATCGCCAGTCCAGCCGTTAGTGCTATAGTTACCTTTTCGGTATGTCCCCCCGCTCCATGCCATTTTATCACCTAACTATTTAATATTGTTATTCTTTTTATGCTTCTAGTTGATTACGCTTTGTGATTACTTTGCTTACATACTTTCTAGTTTCTGCTGGAACATATGTAGCTTCTAAAATGTTTTCCCAAGTTGGCGAAAGTCCTTCTTTTTTAGTTCTTGCTATAGCTCTTTGAAGGTTGCCTGGGCCCCAGTTATACGCGGCAAGTGCTAACTTCTCATCGCCAAACTGTCCCATCATTTGATTGATATAGCGCGTCCCACCTTCAATGTTCTGTGCTGGATCGGTTGCGTCAACCCCAAGGTCTTTAGCTGTGCCAGGCATCAACTGCATCAATCCTGTGGCTCCTTTGCTACTTTTAGCTTGAGGCTTGCCAGAAGATTCAGTTTGAATAATTGCTTTGATAAGAGGTGGTTGTTGAGAAATTAACGTGGTTATGTCTTGCTTAATCGCTGGAGATGCTGCTTGTGAAGGCATTGCATTTAACTGATCAATCTTAGCGCGAAGATCCGCCATTTCCGCATCTACATCATTAACATTGCCATCTGATTGAACTTCAGCATTAAACATTGGAATTATTTCTGGTCTGATTGCAGCCCCGGCCTTAACACCAAGTTGAGATAAAGCCGTAGCTAAACTTTGTGGATTTTGAAGCGCTTTCCCAATAGCTTCTCTAGCTGGCTTACTTGCGAGTGCTCCAGTAAGCGCACTTAATCCTATTGCTGGAACTGCTCCAACTAATCCAGCAGCACCCGCACCAAACAATCCACCAGTTGTAAAGGTTGCTTTGCCAAGTCTGTTAAATAAAGCACTAGCAGCGTCAGACTCTTTTGCAATCCCTTTTTCAAGAATTGGACGAGTGAGAATTATACTTTGAACTTCTTGATTTATATTCTTTGCTTCAGGGACATACTTTTCAATTTCTGTTTGCAACGCATGATAAATATCACGGTTAAACATTGCTTCAGTTGATTCACCTTTAGGGTTGTACTTTTTACCGTAAGCCTTTTTTTGCTCTTGAAGATAACTTAAAGCACCCCTGCCGCGCTCTTGAAGAAGTGATTTAATTTCTTTAATCTTATTAAGATAAGTATTTTGTTCGTCTACTGTATATCCAACGCCTTTTTGAATCTTTCTTACAATATCAATAAACTGAGGAGTTTTAACTTTGACTCCTTCTTTTTCAACATTAGAAATCTTTGAATCAAGTTGAGTTTCTAAAGTTTCAATTGCACCTTGAGCATTATCATATGCCTTTGCAGGATTGATAGTATCTCCCAGATATCCTTTCTCAATTACGTTATCCAATCCCTTTTGCGTTAAACTTTGTGCTCCAGTAATCGGATCTATATCTATTTGTCGTTTTCCAACGGTTTTTTTATAATCTGATGCTGTTGCTCCTAAAGCACTTCTTCGCGCTGCCTTTCCAAAACTCATTAACCTTGGAGCTGCTTCGCTTATAGTTTCACCAAGTGCGCCAAGTCCTCCACCTAGTAATGCAGATGGTTTAGCAACTTGCTCTGCGGCTGCTAATCTTTCTTCAACTGTTCCAGGTTGAGATAGAAATGTTTGCAATCCAGCAGTCCCACCCGCAGTTCCAGCTGCCTTAGCAACATTAGCTGCACGAATAGTTAATGCAGATACTAATGGAGCTTTTTCAGCCACCTTAAAAGGAGTAAATAATTTACCAACTGGAGACAGTAACGATCCTCCAATCTCAGGGCCAGTCATTCCAAGAATAAGTTGATTCTTTTCTAGGTCTTTTTGCCTGACATATTCTTTTAGAATATCTTGTTTTTGCGTTTCTTGAGCAAATTGTTCTAATGGATTTTTGCCAAACAATAATGCTTTGCCAGCCTCAGCCGCAGCTTCAATCTTAGGAAAAGTTCCTAAACTATATCCTTCTTGTGTCAGTAATTTACGTCCATATACATCTGCTAATGCTTGCTCTAAAGGAGATTTAGTTCGTAATTCTGCAACTCCCAATTCTACTGGAGTTGGAGTACGAGTTGCTCCAAGAACAGATGTCATTAACTGTCCTGGCGCTGGCGCTTGTGGCATAGGAGTTGCCATTGGCGCTTCTCCTAAAGTTGCATCTGGCAATGCATTTAATCGAGCAATCTCATCTCGAAGCGATGCTATTTCAGTATCAACATCAGCCATTACTTGATTCCTTTTGCAGCTTTTAATCGAGCATAGTCATCTCTTAACTGCTGTAGCTCTTGAAGTTTTGAATTATTAACTTCAGTAGAAGGACCATATGGAACTGCTCTCATTAACTTTTTAGGATCTTCAATTCCATATTGAGAAGATATTGCAGCGGCCTTATCGTTGTATGCTTCATTACCAACTTTTGCTATTGAATCAGCATA